CGGAGATGCTGGTTCAGCTGTCGCCGTCACTGCTCCTGATGCAGATGGAAAAGTGACGTTGGATATCGATGCACTGTGCGGCGAGCAGCCGGCCGTTCCGGTTCCTCCTCCTCAGTTTGGTGCTAACCCGATGGCGGGTGATTCCGAATACGAGATTAGCCTTGAGTCAATCGATGCTCTTTCTCCTATTCTCGGAACAGGCGCCGCGTTGATCGAACGGAAGATCGAAAAAATCAATGAAAAGATCAACCTCTTCAAGAATGCAGGAAAGGCCATTCGCTCCACGCCGGCCTTTCGTGAGCAAATCGCTCAGATGATTTCTCGAGTAGAGAATATGTATGACTACGTGCAGGAACAGGTGACTGTCCCGGCAAAGAAGAAGTCTTACGAAACGATGCTCGAGACCAATTTCAAGGTTCTCAATAAACTTCAGGAGTCAACGACGATGTCGCAGAAGATCAACAAGGGACAGATGAACGAAGCAGACGTCACGCTAAAGTTGACAGGGCTGCCGGACGACATCGACCTCGACACTGTCGGCGTCGATCTAATCACCGGTGAAGAAGATGGCGAAGAGGGCGTAGACGACCTTGGAGGCGATGACCTCGAGGGTGGTGACGATCTGGACGACATGGACTTTGGCGGCGACGACCAAGGAGGTCAAGATCAGATGGAAACACGTAGCCTGAGCGACGACACGATCGTTGAGATCGATGAAGGAATGCTTCGCCGCGAGATTGCGCGGATGCGCAATCTCCGTGAGGACAAGTCCGGACCCGAGACCAAGGCACAGTCCTGGGGTCATGGATCTGGTGGTTCGAACATCCTTGATGACTTTGGCGGAGGCGATGACGAAGGTGAGCCTCTTGACGCAGAGATGTGCGACAAGACCGATGCAATCGCATCACTTCCCCTCGGCGAGGGCGATGATCCCGACGATGAGAAGGACGGCCTCGACGAAATGGACGAGATGGGGCCACCGCCGGTGGCAGAGTCTTGGACTGCTCGCCGCACTGCCGGCCTTCAGCGCCTCGGTTACGAGAAGAAGCTCCAGAAACGCGCCAAGTCACGTGCCGCTCTCCTAAAGAAGGAAGCAGCTCGTTCGACTGGCAAGCGTCTCGCTGCTATCAAGAGCGAGTATGCAACGGTTGCTAAGCGATTCAATGAGTCGGTGGCCCGTACACACAAGGTTACGCAGCTCGTGGCACAGGCTACGAAGAAACTGCAAGAGTCGCGCTATAATAGCACAACTGCACGGCCGGCGGAGAACCAGGCCGAGAATGCAACCCTCCGCAAGAAGTTGGCAGAAACGAATCTGTTCAACGCGAAGCTCCTCTATACGAATAAGCTTCTGCAGAACGACCAGCTCAGCACCCGCCAGAAGGCGCAAGTGATCAAGCAGATCGATTCGGCGAAGACTGTCCGAGAGGCAAAGCTGGTCTATGAGAGCCTGTCCAACACCTTGGCTGGTACTTCACGATCGGTTAACGAGAACACGGACCGTGCGGTCCTCGGTTCTGGTTCAAGGGCAACTCGTCCGGCAGCAACTCAGACCCTCAATGAGGGACATGAGGCCGAGCGTTGGGCCAAGCTCGCTGGCATCGTCAAGTGATGATGTGATAACAGATTTCGAACTGACTACTTAGAGAACACGGAGATAAAAATGAAGTTCTTCACAATGGAACAACTTGCTTCTGGCATCAAAGAGCGCCACGTCGGCGCTGAACGAGCTCGCCTCGTTGAGAAGTGGAGTCGTACCGGCCTACTTCGTGGCCTTGATGGCTACAAGCGGGAGACGATGGCTCAGCTCCTGGAGAACCAGGCAGCTCAGGTCCTCAAGGAGTCTAACTCCCTGTCGACCGGTGGCGCAGGCCAGAGCAATAGCGGACAGATCCAAGGATTCTCGAACATCGCATTCCCGATCGTTCGTCGAGTCTTCGGTGGCCTCATTGCGAACGAGCTCGTCTCGATTCAGCCGATGAGTCTCCCGTCGGGCCTGATCTTCTATCTCGACTACACCTACGGCAGCAATGTCGGCGGCAATGCCGGTGTTCAGCTGAATGGCGCCGCAACTGCGGAGACGTACCAGCGTGGTCAGTCCATCTATAACAACCCGACGGGTCGGGGCATTCAGTCTGGATCGCTCGCCACTGGTGGTATGTACGACCTGGTCAACACGGGTTATTCCAAGGTGCACCTTAATGGATGGGCAGCCGCTTCCGCGAACCACACGACGGCTTCTGCTGGTGCAGTTGGTGCATGGAACGGTCTCACCGGTGGATTCACCCCCGGCGGCGTCGTCTCGGCAATGACCGGAACAAACGGCACCCTTCTGAACTTCGACCCCGACCTTGACAACGGATTGGCGGCCTCGTCGTTCAACCTGGTGTTCATGTATATGGCGGTAGCTGACGTCGCGGCCGGCGTCCCCACGGGCGACTTCCTTGCTATCGACCAACTAGCTGTCTTCGGCATCACCGGCTCCAACAGCGGTGTCTCTGCCTGGGATCAGAATCATCAGTCCGGCAACGGCGTCCTCAATCTCCGCCGTGCTAACAAGCGTGGTAACCTGCTCGGATCTGCTGGCGCCTACACTGGCTTCCAGTCTGCTCCTCTCAATGGTGCACATGTTCAGGTTGTCCTCAAGGTTCCGGCCATGGGCACTGCCTATGTCCCCGGTTCTCCTGGCCTGTCCTTCCAATTCGCTGGTGCAGCGACCGTCCCGGTTTTCCTGTCGATGGCAACTGCTGACGGCTTGGTTGCAACCAACGGTGACGGTGGTGGAGTTGGATCGGTTCTGACGATTCCGTCCTTTGAATCGGACTTCTCGACGACCCCGTCGCCGACGATCCCCGAGATCGACATCAAGATCGAGTCCCTCTCGATTACCGCAACGACCCGTAAGCTTCGCGCTCGTTGGTCTCCGGAACTCGCACAGGACCTCAATGCATACCACTCGATGGATGCAGAGGTTGAGCTGACGAGCATCCTATCTGAGCAGATCGCTCTCGAGATTGACCGCGAGATTCTTCAGGATCTCGTCACCGAGGCGAACGGCGCGAACATGTACTGGAGCCGTGCTCCTGGTCGGTTCGTCAACAAGAACACCGGCGCAGCTGTCAGCCTGGCGACCTCGTTGTCCATTGGACCACAGTTCACCGGAACTGTCCGCGAGTGGTATGAGACCCTCGTTGAAACGGTCATTGACTGCGCCAACACCATCCACCGCAAGACCCTCCGCGGTTCTGCGAACTTCATGGTCACGTCCCCTGACGTTGCAACCATCCTCGAGAGCTCGGTTCTCTACAAGCCGAAGTACTCGATCGATGGTGAAGGCCAGGTCGGATCGCCCTTCACCATCGGCGCAGAGGCAATCGGTACGGTTTCCAATCGCTTCACGGTCTACAAGGACCCCTATTTCCCCCGAAACAGGATCCTCGTCGGCTACAAGGGTGGTAGCTACCTCGAGACGGGCTACGTGTACTCCCCGTATGTTCCGCTGATCGTCACCCCGACGATCTTCGCACCTGAGGACTTCACTCCCCGCAAGGGCGTGATGACCCGTTACGGTAAGAA